CAAATTGAATGTTCCTGAACCTGCAGAATCTCCAGTATCTCCTTTTGCCCACACAACAACTCTTTGACCTGCTGTTGTTGTAAGTGAGTGTGTTGCTCCTGCTGTTGTTTCTATTTTAATAGGAATAAAAGTGTCACTTAAAACACCACTCCCATTTAATTTAGGTGCTTTACCACTATCCCCTGCTCCTGCACTTGTTGATACAAAATCTCCTTGTGCTACTGTTTGTCCTGTAAGTAATCCCATTTTATTTTAAGTTAATTTACTAATAATCCACTGAATCGTTGTATCTTCATTTGTTCCTTTTACATACGCACTTCCAAATAATGACCGATTAAAAATCCTGCCAGTGTTTACTGAAGCAGTTCCGTCTATTGCCAACTTAACATCTCGATATGTTCCGTTTGCCAAATCTGCATTTGCGAAAAAGAATCTTAAAGTTAATGCTGAACCTGATACAGTTCCACTTGTTTTAGAGGTTCGTGCTGTTGCCCCTGTAAGAGTGTCTGCAAGAGTAGGTGCTGTTGCGTTTGTTCCAATATCTAAGTGAGTAATATTTAAAGTATAAGTATTATCTGAATTTAATCTATCAAGAATTAAGTTAAATCCAGTGTCTGCTCCGTCCATAATTAAGTTATGATAAAAAGGAGTTGTTCTTTTTATTTCTCCAGTAATTGAATCAGTAGTTATTACTCGAAATTTTCCTTTTAATCCTAGTTGACTTTTAATAAACATATTTTTATTGTAGCATAATTTATTTATAACTATCCCATTGTGAAAAATCCAACTACTGCTGTTGTACCAACAAAATATGGAGGTGATGTTTTTGTTGTAGTTGGAGTTGAATCTACAATTCTAAAAGAATCTGTAAATTGTCTTATTCTTGAAACAAACTCATCTGCCTGAATTGCAATCTGGTCTGATGGATTAGAGATAAGAAGTTTTGCAAGTATGTCATTTATTCCTAAGTCCTCTGCTGTGATTGCTTCAACCTCATGTATCAACTCATCTGTGTCAGGAGTTTTTAAAACTGTTCGTATAACTTGTATCTTATAATCATCATTGTAAGTTCTAATATCAGATTGGATATTTATAGTATCTCCTGTCTTTAATCCGTCTGTATATGTTTTAAAGTTAGCACTCTTTTGTGGATTAGAATATGAAAGTAATTCAACATCTGCCCTTAGTCCTGCTGTATCTAAATCTCTAATATTCTTATCAAGAATCACTTGTTGAAATACTCCATAAGTAGCAACACTTTCCTCATTTCTTTTTTGTAATATAAGAGGGAATTGTGGATACTCTATAACTGTAATATTTGAAGTTCCACTTGCTGGTGCTACAGTAAACTTTAAAGACTTTTCATTATAGTTCCAGTAACAATCAAACCCTGCCGTGTCTAGGTTTTCTATTCCTACAGTTCTATTTACCCCTGATATTGCAACAGTCGGCTTACCTGCGAACTTTGTAGCGAGGGGAAAGATAAACTTTGTAGCGTCCCCTGATAAGTTTTCTGTTTGTAAAGTAGCACTCGTTAATAATCCTCCTCGAATAATAATTTCATTTCTTAACTGGTGTGTATCTTCTCTAATTGAAAGAGAGTTGTATACATAGTTTCCTGATGTATCTGTTAAATTAAATGAAGATAAGGTAGTAGTTGAATTAAAGAACTTTATGTCTTTATTATAATCTACATACCACTCAAAATCTGATACAAGTTCTGTAAGTTTTTCCAAACACTTTGAAATAGGTAAATAATTAAATACCACATTGTCAATTACAAAAGGACAATCTACACCAACAACAGTAAACCCTGTTGAGAAAGTACTCACAAGGTCTGCGATAATTGCGTTAGCAGTCATTGATGTATAGGTCTTTGATACTAATTGCCTATCAAGTGAGTGTGTGTAATCTTTACAACTACATTTTATATATTCAACTCGAGCGTTCACATCTTCTGTAATCTCTACTATAAATCCTCCAAACTCTCGTACACCTCCAATCGTTACAATAATCTCATCTCCTGCTATTGGTTTATATGTTTGTCCATTATATTTCTTGATAAGAAAAGATAGTTTATCTGCTTCCTTACTTAATACTTTTTCTCTATTAAAAGATTTCCAATCGATACGATTTGTTCTATCAACTCCTGCTATAGTAATTATGATTGCCATATTAGAATCTTGCTACTCGTTTAAAGTTTTGAATAATTCTATCACCGATTTTTTCTGCAACAGAATCATCAAGATAAGTTCCACCATTCATATTTATAATAATTGTTTGTCCACCTCCTGAACCTGCCATTTTATAATTAGGAGTAATAGAACCATTTGAAGAGGGAGTAAACATTTCTGCACCCTTTTCACCTACCATATAAGATTGTCCTACTTGTACACCTCCACCTGTTGCTCTCCCTTTAAAGAATCCTGTAATTTTACTTACTGCCTTTTTAGCAATTCCTAGACCTGATATTGTTTCAAAAGTACTGATTATAGTATTTAATGCTTTCAAAAGTGAAGCGATTGGATTCTCTACAATGTATTTAAATGTATCATCAAAAGTTTGTTTAATTCCTAACATGACAAGACCCATATCATTTTGTAGTATTTTAAAACTAGCATTTAAAGCATAGATAGTTGCCATGAATCCTGCAATAATTCCTGCAAGAATTAAAACTACAGGAGATACTAATCCAAATCCAACAATAATTGCAGGTATCGCTACTCCAAGTAATCCTATTGCTACAAGTAATGCACTTACTCCTGCTGTGATAGCAAGAATGGTAACAACAAGTTTAGGATTTTCTTCTGCAAAAGTGGCAACAGTTTGAATAACAGGAAGCATTGTATTGGCAAGAGAAAGTAATGCAGGTTGTAAAGCCTTTCCTATACCCTCTGTAATATCTCCAAAAGTACCTTTTAGTTTTCCTAGTGAAGCGTCATACCCTGATACTGTGTCCGTTGTTTCTCGTAAGTTTTGATTGAATCCCTCGATAATAACTGCTACCTTTTGTTGTTCTGTACCAGTGTTAATAAGTTCTTGTTGATGTTCTGTAAATCTAATTCCCATTTTTTGAAGCATACCGAACTCTCCTCGTAATGCTTTTGCCATGATATTAGCACTCCCAATATAATTATCTGCACCTGCTGTAACTCCTGCTTGATTCACAGTTAAGTCTGCAAGAGATTTTGTAAGGTCAATGACTGACTTTGATTGAAGTCCAAAAGTAGAGAGTTGAGCAACTCCTGCATTTAAAGCGTCACCGTCAATTCCTGATTTCTTTTGTAATGCACTTGTCAAAGCATTTACTTGTGTAACTTGTTCTTTTGTTCCTTTTGAAACATTTATAATAGCGTGTTCAAGTTGTCTTTGTGACCTTTCACTCTCTGCATAAGCCTTAACAGAAAATCCAACAACAGTAGCAATAGCACCTAGTCCAACAGTTCCTGCTGTCGCCATATTCTTAAATCCTTGCTCATTCTTTTTAAGAGTATCAGAAAGACCATTAAGTGTTTTTGACGCTTCATCTTTTGCTTTAATTACTATTTGAAGTATTTTATCATTCATTTTTATTTTGAATTTTTCCTTTGGTGTTCGTTATCGAGTGACCATTTGAATAAGAGAAGTTTTATAAACCAGTCTGGCTGTGTGATATAGTCTTGATAAGTCCAAGACATCTTTTCACAGACAATACCAATCATCATTTCTTCTGGTAATTCTGACCTATTCCCATTTAATAGAACTTTATACTGATACTCTAATTCGTTTTTTTTTCCTCGTAATCTGAATTATTTGTTATTGCATTTATTCTTTCAAGAAGAATATCATAATCAGTTGCAGGTAAGTTAGAAATTGAAGAAAGCACTTCTTCGGTATTCCTTGCAACACTCTTAACAAGTAGTTCTAATGCTTTGTCATTTGCTTTATATACAACTGTCAAAGGAATATCTCCCTTAACTGTTCCTGAAATATCTGATGACATTCCTGATGTGATAATTTCAGTTATTTGTCTTTTTTCTCCACCTGTAATGTACGAGTAAACTTCAACCTCAAATTTTGTTGTTGGTAATGTTATTTTTATTGTATTTCTTTCCATAACAATAGTATGCAACTATTAAGCGTAACTTACAACATCATTTACAAGAACGACATCAATCATTCTTGCGTCTGATAGAGAATAGAATCCTTCAAAGTTTAATGTCTGCATTACAATATCATCTCGTCCAATATTTCGAGCAACTTCTGTAAATTTACATCGAGCAAGTCTGATAGTAATACTTGGATTTGTTCCTGAACCGATAACCTTGTTTGTGTTCACAAATCTTATTTGCATTGCTCGTGTGATATTTGCCTTTAGGTTGTTGATGTGTTCTCTATCGTCATATACAAGCTCGATTGAACCTGTCACTGCAAATTGCTTATTAAGTCTATCTGTAACTGCGATTGAACCAATGTTGTGGTCATCTTCTACATTCTTTGAAATACTGATTGAGGCTCTCCGTACTGCGTATGAAGTTCCTGAAGCAACACCTGCGTAAGTAGCGGCGAATCTAACTGTTCCGTCCTGTGGTCTAAAGTTATCAGGACTAGTTCCATATGAAACTGTTGCTGTCGTTGCTGACGCCACATTACTCATAAATGAAGCAGAGTAAGTAGGATATTGTCCTACCTCAAAGTCTAGATCAAGT